CTTGTAATAAGCATTGTCTATTATAGAAGTCTCTATATCCTGAGATGCGACATTATAGATTGTAGGACTCCAATCTTTTTGTCTTACAAATAATCTGAACCGTGCTGTTTCAGCGGTACTATACGTCGATCTCATATTGGTTACCTTGGAAACATACTTTTGATCAAAATTGTATCCTGCAGCGTCATAAGTTTTCACGGTAATTCCGCTTCCAGTATGATATTCTACACTGCCACTATGCCAAACATCAAATATTGTAGTAACTGATGAAGAAGCATATGGAAACGAACAGGAATATATCCCTGTTTCAACAAAACCACCAGTTATATTTGTGTGACCAGTAGTGACAACCCCACCACCTGCTGGTAAAAATAATTTATCTCCAGTAGGGGCTGTGTTATCTGCTGATCCAGAATACATACTAACGAGGATACTGCCTGTTCCAATAGCGGGTATGTTTGTTAGCTGTCCCCTAACAACATTATAAAGATAAAGTTTCATAAGGTTATCAGAAGCTGGGACCAGTGACGAACTTAAGAAAAATTGCCCTCTGTCATCCGATTTGCTATTATCCCAACGAGCCTCTAGGACGGGGCGCTTTAAAGTGAATTGCGATCCTCTCGCAAAAAACATCTTAGTGTAGTAAGACTCTTCTGCGGTTTCAAGAGAGGACGAAAGTTTAACAATAAATCCATAATTGCTTTTGCTTCCTAAAACGTTACCAGCACTATTAATCCATTGCTCGACTAATGGTGTTACGTCTAGGTCCATATTTTCAAACCCTGTGTCAAATGAGGCAGTAAATGAAGAAGAGCTATCAGTGTACCAATCTCCTCCTTCGGTTGTCCACTTAACCGGGCCTAAACTGGCAGTAATCCAGTTAGAAGAGTCGATGTCGTTATAGTTTTCCATATCCAAGCCCAAGCCTTCGCGCCATGACCTAGACAATGCCGATACCACTAAATCAAAATTCTTTGGGGTCGTTTGTGAATGTGCAGCATTATACATCTTTAGATAAAACGAAACGCTACCACTAGCTGGAATAGTCCCTTGCGCCCGATCATATGCTGGATTTCCTGATGCTGCGCCACTGACGGGGAACTGCACTAAAATACGCGCTAACTCGCTAGAAAGGCCATCAGCAGATGAGGATGCTTGACCATATATTGAAAACACCTCTAATATATCAGATTGGCCCATGTTTCCGCTAACCCCTCTAGAGGACAGATTAGCCTTAAAAGCATTAGTAATCGTATTGTCTGCATCTGAGACGTATCTTTTTATACCCATTAGAGTATTTCTCCGATAATATCTATATTTGGAAACTTAACCTCAAAGCAATGGTCAAGTGGACAGTGTATCATTCTGCCATCTGCCGTCATATTTTGATCAATACTAAAGTTTGTTGTTGCATATTCACCACCAGATTTCACTAAAGCTTGTACTTCTAGAACATCTAAAACTGGTGCTGAATTCTTTAATACTGCGTAAACATCTGTTATGCTAAAAGGCTCTCCAATATCATAGTTTCTTCTATCCGCAAAAAATGAAGCCACGTCGTCTTTAGCTACCTGTAAGGCACCAAACTTATTGGCGTCTGAAAAGGCGACTATTTTAAAATATATTTGTAAATTGATTATTTTGGCGTCCAAAATATCAATCGTATCATTAATCATTTTATGGCTCATTAAAAATGTTTTAAGGTTATTTTTAATTGTATTGTTCGCAGTCAATAACGCACCATCTGCGTCCTGCGATAAAACATAAATATTAATATTGCGTTGATTGAAAGAATCAGAATCTTGTGCAACATTTACTTTTTTAATACTACCATAATTTCGTGGCATATTGTAACAAGCTGTTATGAAATCTTGCTTTGTAACAATACGACTTTGCATTGCCAGACTTCCAAGAGCGCGTTCCTTTATTTCTGCTGAATCGGGGAAAGGATTAGAACCAATAAAGGCTTCTTCATTTGTCACTTCCAAGCTACCTCTAACATTTTCTAAAGATGTTGCCGAAAGCGACTCGGGCTGTTTAAAATCCATCTCTGCGTCTACAATATTTACAATTGAGTTAACAGGCGCATTTGTGTTCGCAGAACTGTTTACTCGGTATACCACTGTTATAGCAGTATCACTGGGGCTGATTCCTAACCGATCTGTCTTCAATAAGGCTGCAGGATCAAATGAGGAATCTGTGATATATTCTTTACCGTGCTGATTGAGAAGGACATTCGCAGGATCAACGACTGATTCCTTGTCCTCGTTAGAGCCAAAGCCAAACTGTATAACTATCTTATCCTTCTCTTTCCGCGTTGTGAATCTACGAGGCACGGCGATGGGTTTCAAAATATTTGGAACTGTTTTTCGATCTGCATTTCTGTTTATTAAGGGAACGTATATGGTATTTTGAGTCAAATAATCAACTTCATAATATGTATTCCCCTCAGAATCTGTAACAGAGACAATTTCTGTTACATTTTGAGCGGCTATCTCAATAGTTCTAAACTTTTGATAGCTCCCAACAGTTTGTGTCTCTACTGCTAATTCTCCGGAGATGGCTTGGCCTCGGGCGCGAACTGCGTATGTGAGCGGAGTACCTGTAGTGGCGTCTACTTGGCCCACAACTATCTCTGATTTGTTGTTGTCTTCAAAGTTTACATCCTCTAAAAGTGTAAATATTTTTCCTTCACCAGTAGAAAATTTAGAACCTCTTTTGACAATGGGTGCATAATCTAGATTCGGCGCTCCATTTTCTGCGGGGATAAGAACAAACATTGTCATTGTCCCGTAAGAAGCGGGTGATAATGCTGCATTGTATCCAAACTGTTTGGCCAATTTAACAACATTATTATATTCAATGGCAGTATCTAAAAAAGATTCATTTACTTGGTAGTCTAAATAAAATGAAAGGATATCACCTACATATGCCACAGTGTCTAGCATCAAAGAACCAAAAGAGTTGGCACTAAAGTCACGAAACTGATTGGGATAATAACGTTTTGCGTAGTCAACCAAGTCGCCTTTAATAGTGGTAAAATCCCTACTAGTGTAGTCTATTGCTGGCTTAATTTTATCTGCCATCTATCTTCCCTCGCCTTGCACAGTTTCAACCAATCTTAGTGCGTCATCCATATTTAGCCCTCTTATAGAATATTCCAACTCAATAAATAAAGTATTATTGAGACTATCATCTTGTAATTGTGATGTTCTCGGCTTCTTTGTCACATTTATTTTGTTAATTAAAACCTCTGGTAGATACCGTGCAACTTGCTCCTTTATCCTTTGAACTATGTCAAATTCTGGTGTGTTTTCGAATAGAAACCTTTTTAGACCCACACCGTAGTTAGGTAACATCACTCGTTCACCGGGACCAGTTAGCATAAGCATCTTTAGCTTTTGTTTAGTATTTTGTTTTACGGTGCGCGTAAGACCGTAAAAACCCTCAATCGGATCTCTGTACAATGGGATTTTTGCATCTAAACCAACACCAGCCATATTCGTTCCCTCTTAATAAGTAGTCTTTTTAAAAATTACTATTCTCCACATTCTTGACTAGATTTCAAATTATTTTCTCTATCAGCATCGGTAGACGGATTTTGTCCATCCAACAACTTAGCGATGATGCCAATAGGGGTAAGAGGTCCAGGTAGAAACCAAGGTGTTCTCCAGGTTGGGTCTGCCGTGTTTGCCAATGCTTTCATCAGCGCATCCAAGATTAACATAAAGTAATTTATGTTTGAACTATTTCCAATGTCTGGGCTAAAGTTAAGATTTTTATAAAAATCAGGATCATTAACTCTGTTGGCTATATTGATTAAAGTTGCTAATGATTCTTCTAATAAAACTATGGTTCGATTAAATAAGTTGTTAAGTTCAGGATACTGACTTTCAATCGTCTCTGCTGTTAATACAGAAACATACGAAAGAATGCTTTTGTATTCAAAAGTTTTTATAAATGATTTAAATAATGGGCTAGCGCTTAAATCAGTTTTGGGTATGATATCTTTATTCGCGACGACCTCTTTTAAGTTTATTAAACTTGAAGGTGTATTGCCTATGTTTTCTATTATTTCAACCAAAGGCACCTTAAAGAAATAGTTATCTGTTTCTTCCTCACGCATAATATATTGTCTATTGAGTGCGGTTTTTAAAAAGCCCTCATCGTATTCATCACCATTTGTATTTACAATTAGTCCTAGATATTTTCCCAGTATATCTACATCAGCATCCTCTCCACCGACTAAAGGCAGAGGTATAAGTACATTTAAAGAATAGTAGTATTCTAGCGCAGAAAACACCTTATTAGATAAGAAAATCTCTTGATTGATCGTGTTTCCAAAACTACCAAGAGAAGAAATAATCTTTTGCCAATCAGCCTCGTTGTATTCCTCTGTACCGTCTATTAAAGCTTTTATCTCGTTAGCATAACTAAGGAAGTCTGGTCCTCTTACGGTGTCCCCTGGTAGAGCATCGGGTGCCTTTATGTCATTATCGTTTTCGCCGCTTTTTTGAAACAATCCCCAACGATAGTCTCCTTCAGTGTTTGGGACTCGATTCCATTCTTGAGTGCTTTGTTCAAGAATAGGATTGCCCAGAAAATCTAACTGCCCTGATGGAGCACCAACAACCTCGGTAAGTTGATATTGAGTTGGTTCAAATCTGCTTTTATCAAGCTTGCCACGATAATTCAATACTGAAGCAATCGCTCCCTGTGTATCTTCGTTTTCGCTGGCCTCTTTCACGAGTTTGGCAAAATTTTCAAAACCCAATGTTAAGTTGCCGTCGCCCCCTGGTAACCCGTTGGATTTCAAAGTGCTTCGTATTTCATCAGTAAACCCAGGAGCGTAAAACATTGCCAATTTGGGATCAGAACCGTAGCCTATTAACTGTTTGTAAAACTTAAACGCACGGGTTTCAATGCCATTTTTATCAAATTGCGCATTTGGGTCTCCAACTGTTTTCTTTACAACTTCTACTATTTCATTGACTGTAAACGCATTACCGCCGTATTTGTGCTGGACGTTATACCCTTCCTCAATAAAGAAACCGCCATTTCTCAAGCGTGCGTCGTTGGTATAAAAGCCTTTTGGAATAGTGACCACTTTTGTTGCAAAATCCAAGCTTTTGATCTCTGGTGGTCCATATATATTTTCTGTGATAAGATTTGTTATCACTTGGCTTGATATGTTTTGTGGAGAATCGGTATTGAATTCCTCATTTAAAGTTTTATATTCACCCTCATCATAAGAAATACTTATCTTTTCTTTTATTTTACTTTGAATTTCCTTCATATTCTTTCTGGACATTTCCAGAACAGTCTCGTAGTTTGTCAAAGGAGGTTCAGGCTCGATTGGTAAACCTTGCTTTGCTGCGTATATCTTGCGAGAATAATCACGAATTGCCGCTAAAGGAGATATTCCATCAGCATTAATATCCCTTGTCAAATATAGCTCTACTTTCTTTATCAAATACTCGTAATAGAATGATGGGCTGTCTTCCTCGGGTAGCAATGCTTCGACGCCATACACAGAGAAAACTAATAAACTTTTAAGGAATTCTTGTATAGTTACAACACGAGTGATAGTTTCTAGAATCGCATTTATCTGGACCATTTCAGATGCTGATGGAACTGCAGTAAAATTAACTTTGCATTGGATGGCCTTCATATTATCTTCCATTTCATCCAAAATAGGTTGATATGCGAGCAACGAAGGGTCACAAACATTTAATTTTGTTAACTGTAATTTATCAAACTTGCTGGTTTTAAATAGGTCTTGCGTGGCTATGAACTCAGCGTGCTCTTGTATGGTCTGCTGTAAAAGTTCACCAAAAAATACAAGCCCTTCGATCATTTCACTCTTTACGGCTGCTGCATAAGGATTCGACATATCCGTTGAAATTATTAGATTAGACAACTTAGTATAATCATTATCTTCCAAAGAGTGATCTACAAATACAGCATTGGGGCCAAAAGAGAAACGTGCTGTTTTAGGAGGAACACCATTTCTCTCTTCTATATCGTAATTTAACAATAAATTAACTGATTGTCCCTGACCAGTAGTTGCCGCTGTGGTTGTAATCTCAATAAAATTATCCCCTTCGTTTGTCACCGTTTGGATACCAAAGTTTTGAGATACTAAAACATTGTAGACCTTGGATGCAACAATATTATTATTTGCTAAACTCTGATTTAATGCGTTGGCATTTAAAGGGGCCACGCCATTGCCAGACAAACCATAAAGCTGGGACATTGCACCAGCGACTTGAGCAGATGCTGCTTTAAATTTATCCTCTTGGCCACCCATCTTTAATATAGATTTATAAAACCCTAAGTCTTGCTCAAATTGGTTATCAACACCTTGGAGCATTTTATCCATAAGCTGTTCCATTAGGAACTTTTCACTAGAGTGCTGTTGATCCTGAAATATAGGAGGCAATGGAGAAAGATCTGCCTCTGGTCCACAGAAAAGTGGTGGTGTTGTGGTCACATCAACCAAATTTAATAAGTTGTCTAAAAGGTTTCTAGCTATAGCGTCCTCTTGGTTCAATAAACTTTCTATAGCCCCATTAGTCGCTTTGTCTTTTAGATCTTCAATTAAAGCGTCTTTTTTAATCGGGCCACATAAATCAGCTAGGGCTTTTTTAGTTTTTTCAAGACGGTCCAAAGCCTCAAAACATAAACTTTTATCGATGAGATTACCCAAGACAAAGAATAAGTGCCCCAGGTTGCCAATATTGCCTATGGCCATCTTC